CGTCTTGACATATCAACCACCACTCCTACAGGGCTTCTACCTTGATCTGCGCTATCGCTGAAGTCGTTGTGACGGCTTCTATGGCACGAGCCAAACCAGATGCGCGAATAGCTGTTTCCAAGTCACTGGCGCCAGACGTAATTTCTCCAACGTCTACGCCACCGGATAGCGTTCCATCGTTCGTCGCTTCAACAACACCGGCGCTTGTTCCTAGCGTAGCAGCAAGCACCAACTGAGCAACACTGGTATTCGCATTCAACAGCGTAACCAGATCGGACGCAATCGCCGTTCCAACTTCGCACGTGATGTCATTACCAATCACTGAGATACCTCCAGCGTCAGCTGTTCCATCAACGTAGTCAATCGAGATTCCGTTTCCCGCAGCCCCAGCATCAACCGCTGTGAAATGGATCGCGTTGTTCGTACCGTCAGCCGCTTGAGTCCCGTCAAACCCAGTCGTCAGAGAAGCAGAAACAGCTGTTCCTGCAATTCCAAGGTCGAGAGGTATAAGTGTCCCAAGCCGACCACTGCCTACCGACTGGAGAACTTCATTGATCGTGATCACCTGTGTACCGTCGAGCCAGGCATAGAACTCATCGCCAGGACGCGGACAAACGAACGGAACGGTATCTCCGCTCGCATACGTGCCACCGACAACAGTGGTCCCACTTTCGATCACAACCTTCACCGAAGGGCAGATCGTTGCAGACAGAGCACCAATCGTTCCGTCGCCACTCCATTCAACCAGTTGTCCTGGTTGGAGTGCGGCATCACTGGTAGCTTCCTTCCGTAACGGCCCTTCAGGGGTCGTCCTAATGACAATCGTTCGCTGCGCCATTTCAGCTCGCCGCCTTCAGAAGTACAGACGGAGGTGCCGGAATAGCATCTGCTGCGTTCGTCCGAGGAACACCTGCCCCAAGGAATGACACCGGCGTGAAATGGGCGCTCAGTTGCGTCAATGCGTCTACCGACATCGTGGCGAGGACTTCAGGAGTCATCGTGCACGCTTCGTTCGCTGCCAGTGCATCAAGCATCCCTTGGCGGGATTGTGCCAGTTCGATCTTGGAGTTGGCGACATAGGCTGCGACTTCACCGAACGTCACGCCTGTATTCCCGATGGGCGTATTCTCGTTCAGTGCCACAGGCTCGCCAGGTGCAAGCTCGACCGGCTCGACAGGCACAGGTTCGCCAGGCACAGGCTCGACCGGCTCGACAGGTACAAGAACGGCAGGCTCGCTGTGTTCCATCATCCACGCCAACTGATCATCCGTCGTGTTGGCAACCAAATCATCCGCTACGCCTCGTTCTGACAGCGCTTGGATCATCTCTTCTCGACTCATACCGTCCACCTCCCGTAAAACTCTCATCAGTCCAGTCTTGAACCGACTCCAAACACTTACTGCTTGTTCTTCGCACGGTGTCTTCACAGGTATCTCCTCGTTAGCAACCACGTAGGTCACTGTTCTATCAACTTCCGTGGCGTCTCCAAGCGTGATACCGGTGTCTGTAATCTGATAGCTCACTTGGAAATATGACTCTGCGCCGTTCTCAAACACGTTGAACACCACTGAATCTTCGTATAGGTCTGAAATCCAGACGCTCTCTTCATCCTCGCTCCGTACGGCACGAATGGCTTCGAGGACTGCATCTTCTCGCTGCCTGACGCTTTCGCCTTCGCGGAGGTTTATCCTCATGCCAACCCCCTTCTCATTAACACGTCCTGCGCCGCAGCCATCAGCCCACGAGCAAGCTCCAATCGCGTTCGGCAACACAGCAATGTGATCGGGTCTCAGGTTATGCTGAATTCCCACGTATTCTTCGCCATTGAACGATCCTTCGACCACTTCAAGATCCAGCAGATAACCTGTGGAGACTTCAAGCGGCTCGCCGTTCTGTAGCTTGTTCAAAGCTACTTCAGCGTCACCACCAAGCTCCAGAGCCTTCTCAATGTCAATCCACAGCTCGCCCTTCAGTGTGGCGCCAGCATAGATGGGATTGTAGAGCCGCCCTATCACTTCCTCGTCAATGATGTCTCTCGTTCGCGAAGACACATTCTCGCCATTCTCCGTTGGATGACCTACTGGCACTGGAATATCCGACCATTGATCCAACGACACTGACAGTAGCTCTTCTGCCGAAAGATACTCGCCGTTCATCACGCCTTCTTTGACAGCAACTACCGGAACCACGATGTACTTCCGTCCATCACGTTCTTCTTCTCGTGACTCTGTAGCAATCGTGTTGAAGGTCATCATTCGTTCTTTCATCACACCACCGGACCCCATGCGCATTGGCAATTAGGATGAGCTGGCTGCATCCCATGAGCCTCTGCAATCGTGAACTCTACTCCGTTATTTGGAGGGCAGATATTCTGAGGGCAAGGACCGCCGCCGAAGATCCAAAACACCTTGCTCACACGGTAGTCAGTGTAGCGATTCAAGCTCGCCTCACTCTGAGCGAAAGCAGTCTCGGTTCTCGCAAGTGTCCGTGCCCTCGCAATACCTATCCCTTCAACTCGCCCGGCCATCATCGTGGCAATCTGACGCGGGCCTTTCCCAGCCACCATCCCTTCGACCAACACACGGGAAATCTGTTGGCTCATCGTTTGCGTGATTCCGTTCAGTTGGTCAAAGGCCCGAGTGAACATGAGTCCCAAAGCATCTGCATGAACTGGGGCTGAAAGGACAGCACCAATAGCCTGCGCTGAATCTACGGGGACCAGCCCCAGCTCTTGCATCCTCAGCTCTGCCCACTCTACACCCTTCACGTAGGATCGCTTGATGTACGTGTTCTGCCATCCGGTATGAGCCACCACACTACGGCCCTCGAATCTCAACACTTCCAAGACTCCAGCATCTTCTTGAATCGCCAACCATCGCATGAACGCGCTGGCTTTGTCCGCTGCCCTCGGATACGTATAGACAGCGTTCAATCTGAGCGTGTTAGTTGCAGCCTTTTTTACCGTGCCCCCAAGAGCGTTCTCCTCAATCAGCGCGTTCTTGATCTCGCCAATCAGCCACTTAAACCGGTTTGTCACGTCAGCTTCATACTGATCCCAGATTGGCTTCAACCCGACCCCCGGATCTTGTTCTGCGTGAACTGCTATACTAACGGCTTGACACATGCGCTCTCCTGATTCTTGCGAACTGTCTCTGGATCTCTGGATTCGCTTCGTCCAATGACTGTACGACCAACTGGGTTTCGTCGCGCTCTGCTGAGAAGCCTACCGCAACTCGAATCTCCGCTTCGCTGAAGTAATCCAGCGGCATCCCGTTTGTAGCGTCGTGCATTGCTTTTGCTCTCTTCTCATAGATCTCTGCTATCTCCAGGTCTGTCAGGTAGAACAACTTGGGCCATTGCACTTCGTACTCCCCATTCGCCGGGGCCTTCAGTACGCCTATGTCGACAAACCTGTCGATCAAGCGTCGCAACATCATCGGCTCGGCAAACTGTTCTTGGCGTTCGGCTACACGGCCAAGCCAGTTCGCTTCGTCTTGAGACGATGCCAGGTCGCCGCGTTCACTTCCAAGGAGGATTCGCTGCGGGATTCCGGTCTTCCCTGAGATGAGCTGGATCAGCACCTTGAAGACGCTAGCCGGATCGGATGGATCTGCGCCAAGCTCTTTGAAGTCGATGCCTTCCACCGAGATGATTCGTTGAAGGTTATGGATGTAGTTCTGCCATGCTTCTTTCGCAGCCTCTTCAGCGTCTTCGTCAACCTCGTACCCCTCTTGTGCCACGAGGGCATATCCCTTGATCGCATTCTGCCAGAAGGACTCAGCCGATGCTCCAACAACCTTGCTCACGTCGAACAGATAATCGAACACTTTTTGAAGCCGCGGTTCGCCATACACTTCATTGTCGAGCAACCCTTCCGCCACATGGATGACACGGCTCCAATGGACTTTGGTCTTCTGTGTTGACCCCCCGAAGTCAAGATCGCCTGCGGTGTCTACCTCGTAGTATTTCGGCTGGCCGAAGCGTTCGTTATTCGTATCCGTTTCAAACTCTTTGATCGTTGCGTACTTCTCACTGTACGGCTGCAAGAATATAATGGAATCTTCGGGCACGGAGCCAATCTCTTGATCAAGTAGTCCATCCTTCGTACCAATCAGGATAATCCCGTAGCGACCAATACCAGAGAGCCGATCAGCACGCTCGAGGAAATGGAAGATCTTGAGTCGCTTGGCAAGCGCTGCCCATGCTTTCGCAAAGGAACCTTCTTCGCCGCCAGAGTCAAGTACCTTTGGTGTCTTTCTCCAAGTCGTCTTCGCTGGGGCATCTACGATAACGCTGGCAAGGCCATTGCGATCGTAGTAGCCTTTGAAATCGTCAATCGTGGGATCCGTCTTGTATCCGAGGTTGGCGTCGATATCGCGGTCTGAACCAAACTGCAATCCAGCTTTCCTAGCCAGATTTGATCGTGCCAAAAGGTCGTTCATATAGCCCCCAGAAGCTCCACCGTGGGACTACTCTACCACTTCTTGGCACTCAACGTCAATGTTTTTGCGATATTCCTTGCAGCGGGTTTTTCTTAGAACTTGAGCGGTTGAGGACGGAGATACAGCAGACTGCCATCAGATGGCTGCGTTGATGTAGTCACAGTCGTTATTTGCGTCGAGTGCCCGCAGTTCATACACGTGATAGTCGTCACGTTTTTTTCGACGTGTTTTTCTGACTCACTCGAATGGCATTTATTGCACTCACGCACTTCGAGGTCATCGCACTGGACGAACATTGGCTTTCTCCTTCTTCGGGTACTGGGGCCTATGGCGCTCAAGCAAGGCGTCCGCTCGTGAGATGATGAATGGTATTGCTTCGATTTGGTGACTGTGAGGGGCTAAGGAGGCCCGTATCTCCTCTATCTCATCAAGTAGGGTTGTTATAGTGTCACTTCGGCTCATCGGCTTGTACCGTCCTTTGGTTTCACTCTCTATGGCTTTCCTTCTAATTGTCCGTATGGCGCTGCGTCTAACACAACAAGCAGCTCGTTCGCCAACTCAACAGCCTTCACACCTGACCCCGCTGCAGCCATATCACCAAGTGGAAGCATCGCAATGGATCTGACGTAGCCTCTAGCTGTTGCGATCACTTTGTTTGCATCCTTAGTCCACTCACTGAACGGGATGGCTCTGTTGTTGATCCCATTGTCGTTAGTCATCTCAATCTCCTTGTGTCTGCGTACTTGCCCCGTAGCTCTATTGTCACGAAACGCTCTGAACTGTGGCTGTCCATCTTCTATGCGAAAGTCCATCTTGTGAACTAGCCCGCAATCACAGCACGCCATCTTGTATCCTTCAAGAACCGGCTGAACCCATTCGCCTTCATCTGGCTGTTCGTATCTCATCGCTCATCCTCGACAGGCATGGCCAGGAACGTAACCGGGAACTTCCAGGTTTTGCTGTAGACCACCCGACACCTCACTGTGCCTTTGAACTCATCACGAACTCCAACATCGTAGACCGCAACGGTATTCGTCCTCTTCTCAATCAGCTGGCAGTTGCCTTTGCGAATGTCATCCCCTATCTGCAGAATCGTATCAGCTCCGATGAAGATTCCATACCGCTGTTTGGCTCTCTTGATCGCATGAAGGATCTTGCACATGCGCCATTTGTCTTTGCGCTGTTTGTCTCGTATCAATTCACTGACACTAGGCGTCCTTTTCCAGCGTTCCGGTACTCCAACCGTTTCCCCGTCTCTGCCATGTCCTTCATGCCACTCGGAGCGAATCCGAACGATAGCAACCTGTCATTTCTCAGCTTCAGAGCAACCGGGAAGACGCCATCTGCTCGCAGCTCAAACCCGATGAACAACCATCTGCCTTCACCAACTGTGAAATCAGTACAACCGCCAACGTCGTTCACGCTGACGACATACCCACGATTCACCTTCTTCACTTCGGCTACCGTATGGACGATCACTCAAATCCCTTTGCTGTGTCCATACAATGTGATGCAGGTATTGGCAGGAATGGAGAGCGAGCTAAGGCAAGGGCAACCCTGTTATCATTCATCCTCCCCCGTGCTCATTCATCGTCTGAGGCTTGAACATCCACCACGGCGAAATCGTGATATATTCTGCTTTGGCGATGAGATCGTTCAGATCGCGTATTGTGTTTTGGATCTCGCGCTTGATCTCAAGCCCTTCTAGTCCTTGTCCGAGTGTTGCATCGTCAGATATTAGAGCTGTCTGCTGCTCTATTGTGCGCTCTAACGCCGCAATCTTGAATGGGATTGATAAGCACGTCGTGTGCTGACTGATTGTTATTAGCACACTAATCCCTAGGGCTACAATTAACAGCACACTTCCTAATGCTGATAACCATTCAGCTCCTTTATGTTTTATAAACGCCAACCCTGTGACAATCAGGCTGATAGACACCACGCACAAGCTACACAACAACCACACAGTAAACACCACGCCTCCTTTGAAACAAACCACCAATCTCCTTCAGCTTAATTGGAATCAAGCAAACGCGTCAAAAACAATCTTGCTGGCCCCACATTCGGCGCATGTAACCTTTAGGTATCCTCCTGTCCAAGGTGCGTCAATCCAGTTCACTAGAAACTTGCTCGAGCCACACGTACATTTAACTGTTGACTTCTCCTCTCGCGCAGTTTCATCGAGATAGTGTTTTTCCGCCTCTCTGTTGGTGTTCGCTTTGTATTTCATCTCTATGTTCATTTCTTCTCCCTCTTTACCACCCGAAGTCAGGGCAGCAGAACTCCACATCCGACCTGTCCGTCAGTTCTGCACAGCACAAGGGGTACTTACCTATGTCTGGATTTGCTTCCAAGTACAGCTCTTTTGCCCGTGCCTCAGTAGCGGCTAGAACTATCGTCCCAGACGAACCATAGCATTCTGGTTCTACGTGATAGATCTTCATCCGCGCCTCGTCCAAGATCGCTTCATTCTGAATCATCCGTTCCTCCAATCTGATGCCCCTTGCTCTGCTGCGTATTTGCAGGACTCACATCTCACTGCGCGTTCAATCGGATTGTGATATACGATGTTGATCAACACAGCCCCGCAGTTAGGACATAGTTCATTCATCATAGACCTCCGTCCATTGATCCATCAGCCGGGATTGATCCACCAATCAAGAGCGGGCACCAATCTGGCGGCGGACCATATTCATGAACAGCCCCAGGGGTGTAGGTGCCTGAAACATCCGGCACATCTATAAGCGGATGGACACAGCTAGTCCACATGAAGAAATCCTTTATGTGCGTACATTCACCGCACGTCTTTGGATCTTTCATTTGTCACCTCCTCTAACCAGAATGGACTATATAGTACAGCCCGCAGACAACACACCGCGCGGATGTTTCCCATTCGGCTGTGCGTAACACCTCAAACCTCTTCGATCCGCAGCCACGGCAAACTAGACGATCAAACGGTTCGTTGTCTGACGTAAACTCCTCTGTGCGTCTACCTTTATTCCATGTTTTAAGCGTTCCTTCACTCCACGTCATATCATTGCGCTTGACATTATCCGCGCTAGGATTTAATACTCCTTCACACTCATTCATCGTCTTGTTCCTCCCTCACTAAATCCTGCCCTTCTAACAACCCCTCGTGAGGATCGCTTTCAGCTTTTCTTTGGTGTCGTCATCCAATGACGGGGACGCAATTAAGGCATATAGTAAATCGGTCATGTCGTTGTAGCGACTCATCACTCCTCCCTGAGAATATTCACTGCCGGGATGCGCCCTTCCTATCAAGCGGAAACGACATAGAGAATCCGCAAGTGTTGAATTGTAGGTCTATCGCCGCATCCTTGGCTTCGGCGATCATCCGACTACGCTTGACGGCCTCTTCGTATTCTCCCTGACTTCCAGCGAAATTGAACATCCATGCCTCTGTTTCATTGTGTGGTTCCATCGAACCCACAACACAAGTCATCCATAGTGCACTCACCTCTGGCGGTATCCTACACGCATTGTAATCGTGCTCGTTGGCTCTACATTCCAGTATGAATACTTGGCTTTCTAAAGCTTTGATACGCCTATTAAACATTATTCCTCTTTATGGGAGATCATCCGAGCACCGCTCTTTACTCTTCCAGGTATTTCGTAAGCTTCATTATGCCAGTCGCTTCATCTACCCAACTGCGTGGCACTAATACCATCGGTTCAAGCGGTCTATATTCGTGCATCCCTCCAAACCTCGAACAGCAATCAGGGCACCCCAGATACACTCCTGGGCATCTGTACCCAGGGAATCTCGGTGTTGGGTCTGTAATCGTTATCCATCTGGCGTTGTGACTGCCGCAACAAGTGCATTCGACTGTGCCATAAAGCTCTTCCTTTGCCGCCCTGAGCTTCTGATTCATTTCCTCCTTAATCTCTTTCTCTATAATGGTGCCTATTGGAACCTCTGCCCAGTATGTAACTCCCTTCACCTGCCTATCGTACGATCCGAAATCAACCCATCCGCGAGGACCTGGGCCTCCTCCCAAAGCGCAACCTCCATTTTGCGACATGGCGACATCTTCGCTCACGAACCGCGCCATTCTCATCGTCGGTGTTTCTTGCTTAGTATCCACGACAACGAAAAACTCCTTCGCGTAATTGTATTCTGGCAATCTATCAGCAGCAGATACAAAGTGTAGCTCTACAATTGTCTTATCCATAACGCACTCATTCATCGTCTTGCCTCCTGTTTTTATGCGTGACTCATACTAGCGCGTATCGAGAGGATTGTCAAGAGGTCTTCGCGATCACTCAAATCCCTTTCCTGATCCGCCTTTCCGTTCTGCGCCGGGCACTTCTATTCCGTGCCTCAGCTTCGAGGCGCTCTAGTCGGACTGCAAGCCACACGCTCAGGCACACTAGGACCACAAAGCCAGCCGCCAGCACCCATACAACGCCCTCTAGATTCATGGTCGATCCCTGAACTCGTGCTTGTCTCCACGCTGGCTCATGTACCAGTGAGCTCCCCACCACTCCACATTCCCCTGCAAGGCTTCAAAGATCTGCGTGTGCCGTGGAGAGGCCATCGTCATCGCTAGCTTTCTCGAACTCCTCGACAGAACTCCTGCTTGATCCCAGGCTTGCATGATGAATTTGGTCAAGCCGTCAAAGTCATCAGCATCCCACTCCTTGATTGCCTCGAGTGATTCAGCCTTCAACTCTCCGTTGTCCGTGAACTGCGGTTTCGGGTCTTTCTTTGCCATCTCAACCTCCATTTCTATTTCTTACCCATCGCTCGTGCCTTCTTCTTGCCCTTACGCGACAACCCGAATAACTCAGCAAGCCCATGCACTACCGCATCGAGATCATCAGGAGAAAGCATCGGCGGTCCTGTCCATGTCGTCTGCTGCAATTCAAGCGCCGGATATTTCCCTACATGATGGATCCTTCTTTGCGTGTACAGCCCTGACACGGGTTCAGCGCGGCCCTTCTTTGACTCGGAGGCGGTTATCCCGAGGTAATGTACATTCGGGTTTCTACCCCTTATGGCGGATCCTAGCCACTCGCCACCCTGGTTGATCTCCGCGACAACCAAAGTCGCATCGAACCTATCATACGCCTCGATGACTTTCACAACAGCTCCATCAGGTGTGTAGATCCCCGAGAAGTTGGCCCGGACATATCCATGCATCGTGTCCAACGCACCTATCATCGACTCCTCGCCTTCCCGGTAGAACGGGGCACCTGAAGACAAGACATAGATCCCATGCTTGGCACTCGTCTTCTTCGATGTCGTTGCAGGATCCCATCCGATAATGGTCCTGTACAACTTCGGTACCTGGCCATCCCCGATCCTCAGTGCCTCAATCAGTCCCATCTTCCACAGCGCACCGGTAACATCAGCAGACGGATTCTGTTCATACATCGCCTGCCACATTCGTTCATTGGCCATAACAGCGCGAATCTGCATCAATCTCTTCTTGCCGAACCTCTTAGGCCACAAGGCATCGCCAATCTGCTTTCGTCCAGTACCATCATTGATGGGCTTTCCCGTTCCATTCTCACCCTCGCCCACAGGTATACCAGTGGGCTTGCCATCAACACCAATGCCCTCTTCCTGTGCGGTGGCGGCAAACTCCACCACTTCCCAGACAACCCCGCTACTCTCTGCCTCTGCCTTCAACTGGCCTACTAGATCCTTGACGTGAAGGCGAGACATAACGAGGATGATTGCTGCGCCTGGGGCCATTCGCGTCATCAGTGTTGACTTGATCCACTTGAGGTCTTTTGCCTGATACGTTGGCGACTCAGCCTCTTCCATGCTCTTGTGTGGATCCTCGATCAATGCAAGCGCGGCACCTCTTCCCATCAGGGGGCCATCAACTCCGGCCGCCTGTACCTTCCCTCGATGGTTGGCAACGTGCCATAACTCCACAGCGGATGTCTCTTTGGATAATTCCAGATCGAACAAAGGGGCTGCATAGTCCACGAATAGCCGTCTTGCATCTCTGGACATGTCCTTGGCTAGACTGGCTGTGTGTGCCCCTATGATGACTTCTTGATCTGGATTGCGGCCCAAGAACCACGCAGGTGCATTCCTTGATACAACCTCACTCTTGCCGTGGCGAGGCGCGATACACACCATGATTAGCTTGATCTCTTCATGCCCTCCATTGATCCACGCCTCAGCTTCTTCAACCTTCTCGCATAGGATCTCCAAATGCTTATTACTCTTCCATCCGTTGTTGTCGCAAGTCCCACCTGAATATTCACAGAACGCAGACAGACTTCCCTTCGCTTTCTCTCTGAGCGTCAGGCGTCTTTGTTCAATCGCTGTCTGGAGTGTTTTCGGCAATGTACTTATCAAGTATCTTCAGCCTCTCCTCTAGCTCTTCGTTGCTCAGCTTAGATAGGTCGTTGACTTGTATCGGGCCACCGTCTGGCCCTGAGTGCTCGTGCTTAGACGCATCAGACTGGCCAAGCATTTGGGTGCCCATCCACTTCAACATCTGCGGGTTGCCGTCTTTGATGGCTGACTTCAACTGCGCTTTCCTAAGCGATATCCGTATGCGCGCGCGCCCGCGCACGATAGCTTCCGCAATGCCTGGCTCTTCCTTCCTGCGTCGATCGAGAGTATCAGTTGAGACGCCAAGGCCACTTGCGATCTCTTCCATAGTACAATCATACGATGCTAGCGTCTCTACTTTTGCGGAATCGAGCTTGATCTTCTTACCCATCGCACTTCACCGGCTCTAGTCCGTGTAATGCCATGCGCTCTAGCACCACAGCGACGTACTTCGGCTCCAGTTCCATGCCGTAACAGACGCGGCCCTCTTGCTCGGCAGCGACTACGGTTGTGCCTGAGCCGAGGAATGGGTCAGCTACTTGCCCCTCATGGTTGCGGATAGGACGCGCCATGCACTCGATAGGTTTCTGGGTCCCGTGGCCTTTGTCGCCCTTATCATCAACGACCAGCTTGATGTCCCATACCGTTGACTGGCTACGATCACCGATCCATTGAGCCTTGTTCCCCTTTCGGACAGCATACCAGCATGGTTCATGTCGCCAGTGGTAGTGGCCTCTCGAGATGGCAAAAATTGTCTTTCTCCAAATGATCTGGCTTCTGATTTGGAATCCAGCAGCGAGGATCGCACTTCCCGTTTCTATAATGTGGTCACCGGGTGGTGACCAGGAATATAGGACTTTGCATGGCCAGTCACGAAAGACCTCTCCCCAATCCGTGCGATCGTCGTTCGATACCTCTCCTATGCGGCGAGCCGCATAGCTTATGTGTCCTTTCGCTGCAGCCTCGTTGCGCCAGTTCGGATCGTATTCAACTCCGTAAGGCGGATCAGTGACCATCAGATAAGGCTCTACCCCATCGAGCAGCACCTCCACATCCCCAGTGTCAGTTGAATCCCCACACATCACACGATGCGTCCCAGCCTTGCCGGGTATCTCCCATATCTGCCCACGCTCAACTTCCCACTTCTCAAGCAACTCGGCAGCCTTGTCAACCATCTTAGATGTGGCCTCGCTATCGTCTTCAGGCTCCTCTAAGTCCTCGAACCCCATCACGTCCAGGTCGATGTCTTCGATCTCTCCGAGCAGGTCACCAAGCATATCATCGTCCCACTCAGCCAACGTTGAGATCTGATTATCTGCCAGCGCCAGAGCCTTGCGCCGTGGATCGTCCGTCTTCAGATCAACGCGGCGGACAACGATAAGCTCCTTGCCGGATGTCTCAATCTCTTTCACGGGGATGCCTAGTTTGATGGCCTCCTCGTAGACTGCGTTTCCCCCTATAACAACCCCAGAAGCGTCTACAACGATGGACCGACCAGCACCTAGTTCACGTAGAGACTTCTCAACGGCAGACTTGTTGCGCTCAGGATGCGTTCGTGCATTACGCGGATCCAGCTTGTACGTCTTTTCCTTCTTCGCTTTCGGTACAGTCCGTGCGGCGTTTTTTTTGGGCATGTTTTTCGTCGTCACCTTACGTCTCCTTTAGCCCCTTATTTACTGTCAGCCCTATTACACCGCTGTCTTTTCACTCAAGATACTTCAGGCACGCGGTCTCTTGTTTCGCTGTTAGTCCAGCCATCATTCATCCTTCGGCTCCACAACAACATGCCCGAATGCCAGTGCCTCCAGGTTATCCAACAGTCGCCCTATGGCTATAGATTGCTCTTGTGCCATCCAATCGGTGTCCGGTTCTCCGTCATGGCTGGTTGCCAACCACCGTCTCTTTAGATGCTCCTCTATCTTCGCTAGCAACAGAACCCAAACTCTATCTATCAGTATTCCATCCATATCACTTTTGAACCTCCATCCGTGCTCTCTCGCTTGCTGGTACGTGTCTCGCTTGTCATATCCTGCAAATGATCCAGGATTCCGCGTATCTTCACCTACGCACTTTGGACAGTCACAATACAAGTCGATCGAATATCCTCCAACTATCGGCATGTCATAGCTTCTTCCCTCGTTGCTGTACTTCCTTGCCGGTTCTGCTCTTCATCGTCTTGCCGGTGATGGCCTTCGTGGTGCAAGCAAGGCAAAGTCCGTTGGCGCACCTTCCTGGCTTGCCGCACTCATCGCACTTGCTATCGTAGTTCACGTTAATGCTAAATCCCTTGCCCGTCGTTACTCCCTTCACCAATCAGCTCGTCAGCACAATTCTGGCATAGCGTTCGGTTTCCTATCTTGGCGAAGGCAGCCAATGCCATCAGTTCGCCATCCTCGTGCGGCCTCTTGCACCAATAGCATCGATTCAAGTTCGCGATGTTTCTCGCCCTGGCGTCCCTAAACTTCGTTGACATCCTATGATAGTCGCGCTTACACCATCGGGCGCGGATCGTCTTCTTGTGAGCTGGGATAATCCTAGAAAGTTCCAGCGGCATAGCACTCATCCCCTTCAACATGGCGGATACGTCTCGCGCAAAGGCTCTTTGGCTGGCAGTGGACGTTGATAGGCGTCTCGCATCTTCTGAACTTCAGCAGCCGGCATGAAAAACGCATACGGACCAAACGTTACGCTGAGGATCTTTCTCCAATTCTCAATCTGCTGCGGCGTAAGCTTGCTATCCATCATCTCCCTCCTCGAACCAAGCTAGGAACCTTCGTCATCCTTTGGCTGCATCGGTGGCCCATCACAGGGCGATCGTCATGCTGCAAT